CCAGAAGTTCCTTTCTCAGTAGTTACCATGATCCATCCGATCTGTGCCATGTCAGAACCGTTCACCTCGTACTTATCCTTCAATATGATAGGAGTAGTTGAGCGAATGTCCTTAGCGGCCTCTAAAGATCCAGACATTCCTGATGTACCTTTCTTGAATTCAGAACCAAATGCGTAGACCTTTAATCCAGAGTTTGCGATGTCAGAGTTTAAGTTTGCACCAGAATAAGACACCACATCAAATGTGTTTGTCGTTACCGCTGTTACAAGAGCTTTGTCTTGATCTGTTCCGTCATTAATAATAACTGTTTGATTCACTCTAAAAGGGTGAGCCGCAGAGGTTATTACGTCGGCTGTTCTTGTAGCACCAGTCACTGCTAAGTGAAGTCTACCTTGCTCAGCCCACTGTATAATATCAGAAGAGAAAGGCATCTCTGCACTCGCCATTCTTAAAAACGATGCTACGGAACGATTTCCATACTTCTCGAATTCTTTCTCATACAAATCTGGTAAGTACTGAGATGTAAACTCAATGCTTGAACCAATATAATTGGTTGAGAGTGTTGATTTTGTTGGAGCGGGGGTTAATGCACCACCGGTTCCAGACATTGTTACTGCCATAGTTTATTTTTTTTTAGGTTCGTTTTTTAATTTTCATAGAGTAATTGTCCTCCGATTCAAGAGCCTGGTAAACTGTCTTCTTAGCATCAACATCCGCACTAGACCTAACATCCATATCAATATTCTTAGTATCCTTAATTAAGTTCTTTGTAGCATCCGATAAGCCCTGATCGTAAAAATGCTTGGCTATTTTATCGACATTTGTTGCTGCAAAGATCTCTTTATGGTATGATTTGGGGTCTTTTAAGAATCCCTTGTCATCTATATGTCTACTAAAAAAGTTGGAGATGTCAGACTGCGACTGCTTTACTGATGCTAAATCCCCTACCTCAAAGACTGCTTTTTTATCACCAAGGTTAAATTCAAAACCTTTGAACTCCTCACTGAATAAAGCGTCTGTCTTCTCAGCAAAAAACCTAGAACGTTGTTCTGATAAGCCTTGCTCCGTTGCACTCTCTTCTCTATACTTATTATAGAAGCTATGTGCCTCTTTGTAGTCTTCTGGAATAGAAACATCACTTGACTCAAGTGGTGTCTTATACTTTTCCTTTAAACCCTCAAAGTGGTTTCTAGCCTTGTATAATTCTTCTTTTATTGCTATTTTCTTGTTTTTAATATCTTTTTCATCATCCAATTCCTCGTCGTAAGAAAAGGATTCTTCAAGTAAATAGTTTACTTCACTATCATCTAAGTGTGGCTTAGAATCCTTGTAATATTGTTTAAGAACATCAGAGTCATTAACATCTTTCCACTCCTTTTGCAGGTTTTGGTAGTCACTAAATCCTCTCCCCGTTTCTTTTTTATACTCTAGGTACTTTGACACATCCTCCGGGATAGTCTTCTCCTCAGGCTTCTTAAAAACATCATCAATAGATGCGTACTCTTTACCGTGCTTCTCCTTAAAGTAAGACAATATGCTATTATCATCTAACTCAGGTACTACTTCATGTACTACTTCGGGTACTACTTCGGGTACTACTTCGGGTACTACTTCGGGTACTACTTCGGGTACTACTTCGGGTACTACTTGTTTAGGCTCAATAGGGTCTCCGTTATCGTCAAGTGCTGTAAAAGTGAATTCTTCCATAATAGATTTGATTTATAATTAATGCAAAGATAATAATATTTTTTTATATGCTAATAGAGTCTGATCCATCAAAGTCAATAGGGTCTAAATCCTGCTGTCTTTGATTAATCATCTTAGACTGCTGACTGGCTTGTTTGGCTGTCCTTTGGTCTTTTCTATCTTCCTTATATACCTCTTTGTTGTTTTGTACTTGAATCTCAGCTCCTTTTACTTGGGCATCAAAGCCGTTCTGCATCTGTATTAACTGAGATTTTAAAATAAACTCTTTGTCCATTTTTTCCATATCGAACTTAGCCTTCATCTGAATTAGCTTCGCATCAACCTCTCCTTGTGCCATAATCGTCTGCTGCTTGCCTTGCTCCGCAACCGAAGCTGACTGGGTATTTGCTTCTGACTGTAATGCAATATTTTCCTGGGCTCTCTTATTGTCTAGCTTTTCTTTTCTTCTCTTACGAACCTTAAGTAACTGCGATGCCACCTTAGAATTCCTTACCATTCTAATGTCAATAGCGTCATCAATGTCAATTTTATTAGCCTTTAATGACATCTGTATGTTGCCTTCCAATATTTCTTTTTCTTCAGCGTCTGGGTGCATTTCAATAAAAATAGCAAAGTCATGCAAGTGCAAGTCCTTTGTCTCTCTTATTATCTCCATGCTCTCTCTTCCTATAGCTTTTGCAAAGTCTTCTGACATATCTGAATACTCCAGAACGTCTGACATTCTATAAGCAATGCACTCAGCGAACTTCTGAGTCACGTATAAACCTGACTGTTGAATGTGTCTAGTTGCGGTATTTGAGTTTAAGGCCGCAAGTTTCTGGACACCAACAAGTGCATTGGGATCCGGACTACTGCCGTCCCTTGCCTCGTTAAGACCCGTGACCCCTCTTATCATATCAAGGTTGTAGTTATACAAGCTAATTAAAGAGGATATTTTAGAACCAGATGCTGAGGTATTAAGCTCTTGCACAGGTATCTTTCCATTGTTAAACTCACCAATTTCGTTAAGTGACCTACCAATCACAGATCCTGTTTGAAAGTAAAGGTCTAATGCCTCCTTGGGTCCATAAGTAAGTCCTTTGCCTAAACTAATAGAGGATAGTCCGTCCACGTCTATGTAAACACCATCAGGTTTCATGCCTGCTGATATTTGCTGTAGCTTAAGGTGGGTCATTTGTATTTGGTCTGCGAATGGAATCATTCTTTTTACCAACGAATCAATCCGTCCCCTATACATGTTTGGTGCGGATGCTACATATGGTGAGTGAAGCTTTTGCATAGAAGACTTAGGTCTTACCATGTTCTTCATAAGGTCCCACTTAAGAACGCTCTGTGATCCTAAAACCATTACGCCTTCATACCACACGTCTATCTTTTTAGACAGCCTTTCAAATGACTCGTTCTCCTCAGGGTTAAATGAATCATCTCTCTTTATTACCCTCTCTCCCCCTGAACTTGTTATTTTTTTCTTATATACAACATTCTTGTCTGTCTTGTAACAGAAATAAAGCAATGTAGTGGTGTTCTTGTCAAAAGATTCACCTCCGTTTCCTTGACGTTGAGCCCATCCTTGAGATGACTTAGAGATGTCTTCCAACTCCTCCTTTGTTATCTCTGGCTTAATTTTTTTAATCTCTGTAACATTAACTGTTTTAACCTCTCCAAAGTAATAACAGTCCTTGAAATTTGTGTCTTCTGTTGGGCTATGTATCCAATTCTCAGGGTCAACATATTCCGTAACTATACCATCGTGTCTATTGAATGAGTGCTTACCTACTTGAATCCCAAGAACGGTGGCGTCTTTATTTAGTTTTCTTCTTAATTCAAAGTAGTCGTTCATCTTGAAAACCGCTTCTATAGCTTTTTCTTGAGCAATCTCAATAGAGTCCTTGTAGTCAAGTATCATATGAAGATCTATATCGTCGCTATTCTCAGGCAAGTTGTCTGGATTCTCAGAGAACATATTTTGTCCAAGCATGGCTCCGATCTCTTCAAATATCTCTTTATTTACAACTTGCGTCTGTATTTTGTTTCTGTATTCTGCTCTCTTGTCTGTTGATATAGGATCCACAGCCGTAGCCCTTACATCAAATAATCTATCCGACATTCCGTTAACGACAACGTCAACAAACTTAGGTATAATAGGAACCTGTGTCCAGTCCATATTTAAGTACGATATGTCACCACTCAGGTTCATTTCGTCCTTATACTTTTGTACTGATTGCTCACCCATAGCGTATAGCCTAAGGTCATGGTAGGTGCCTCTATTCTCGTAAAACCTAGAGTGTCCATCTCCTCTGAACCAATCAGATTCAATCGCCCTACCAACCAACAAACCGTATGCCTCGGACTCTTTTTCACTGTCTGAGGCTAACTGATTTGGGAAAGAAGTTGAGTTATTCATACTTTTTGCTTAGAAAACCTTTGTTATTATATCTTGCAAAGTTAACAATAATTTCGGTACTAGTATTTGTGTTAATAGCCACGTATTTATGGTTAGCCATTATAGCAAAACCAGAACTAACACTAGCGTCAAACTTTGTTCTGTTAGAAATATCGTAGTTTGCCCAATCCTGCAATGTGTCTGAGAAGTACATATTCCCAGTTCCATTAATAGTCATCCCTACATGGGATTCTATGTAAGCCTCTATAGCCTCTGCATGTATTGATATAACTCCCGTTGATGATGGTATCCCGCCTAACTCCTTCTCTGCAGGAGAAAGTGCGTTTCGGTGCTTATCAGGTCTGTTTATACTAAAGGCTCTGTAGCCCCTGTTCTTTAAATGATACAGAAGTCTTGGTTTATTGTTCTCTGCAAGCACTGGCATACCATAAAACACTAAAGCCATAAGAACTTTTTCAAAAAATATTTCTGCGGTTTGAGGTCTGTCCACATACTCCAAGAAAAATTGATTAGTAGGCGCGTCATCTATGTGCTCCTTAGTCAGGCCATGTAAGGCTCCATTAGAGCCACCACCGCCCACAACTCCTGATATGTCGTAGCTGTCACATCCAAATGATCCAAGATGAGCATTCCCAGGGTGTTTTTGTCCATTTATTATCTGTATATTGTTCTGCTGAGACTCCGCTGGTATCCAAGAAACATTAAATGTTCCTCTACTACTAGGCGTCCATATTACCTTAGTATCCTTTACTCCATTAAGCCAAGAAAAGTCTCCCTTTTGAATTATTCTCTGAGTCTCTAGACCGTTGTTAGAATCTATTTGCTCATATATTTTCTGTAAATTAAATAAACTATTCTTAGATTCATCCCTGAATGCATGTGACTTTGTTCTGGGAAACTGTCTGTAAAACTCGTTAAGAGCGTCTGGGTCATTCTTTAGTGACTCAACTTCGTTTTCCCAAAAATCAAGAACCCCTTGATCTATTATATTCCCTAGACAATCAAAAACTTCTTTTTCTGGTTTCCTAAAAACGGGCATTCCGTACACATCTATGAAGCCTTCAAAGTTCCACTCCATAGGAATAAACAAAGAATATAGGCCTGACTTAGTTTGTCCGTTTGCATTCCTTTTTGTGACATCAGAGTCTTTGTCAATTTTTTTGTAGTTTGCCCCTCCCTTGCTCATTGCGTTAGAGGTTGATCCCATCATACACTTGCCTACAATAACCTTACCAAGCCTTAGCGTTGTCTTAACAACGGCCCAGTTATTTATTATGTTAAACGGGGCCAACCATTTAGCAGAGTTCATAGATACAGTAAAATCAGAAAGTATTAATTTTCTTTCGTTGTCATTTATTCCGTCAACTTGAATACCAACAAACTTAGAAATACCTATATGCTCTATGCTAACCTTGTTTCTTCTTCCTCTTGAGCATGGCTTATAGTTTTTAAATGATTTTTTTGCAGACAAAATGGGTATTATAGAAAGATCTCCAGATATGGATACTTTATAGACATCCGTGTTGTAGTTTGATATTGAGTGCCTAACGTTACTTGCGGATAATCCACAAGAAAGTGCTAGTAATCTTATCTGATTAACAATCATTTGCTTAGACATGCCTACGGCTATGCATCCTTTTTTTTTGTCAGAGTACCCATCAGTATCAATTAATCCAGCCAATACTTGTAGCCTAGTTTCAATAGATGACTTCATATACTGCTCTGGTACATGCTTATTGTTTCTTACCCCTATTTTTTTTAATTCTTCCGTAAAGTTTTTTATTCTAAATTCAACAACGTGAGCCACGCATTCATCCCTTGTTTTTATATAAAAATCAAGCTTATTTACTTGACAAAAAAGACTTAGGTATTGGAATATTTCTGGTTCTTCATCTTGGTTTATTATTATTGACATTGATCCTTTTCTTCCATCTCCAAGCCATAGCCCCAATAAATACGGCGGCATGCCATCAAATATATCCTTAGACTGAATACCTTTGGAGGTTATCCTAGTTAGGTGTTTTTTTCTAAACTTTGATGCATTAAAAAACTCTTTAGCCGTAATTATAACTTCTCCTTTATTATAATCATTAAGTACTAGCCTATGATTTTCTGTAACGATATAATCTATTCCGTATGGTTGCTTTATTAAGTAGCTATCCGTACTGCCATATGTTTTTTTTACGATCCTCTTAGTTGCTCCGCCTTCAATTATAACTTCATCTCCAACAAACAAATCATAGACTTTAACAAAATCCATTTCAGAGTTCATAATTAAAGTATCAGGATGATAACACTCATCCTGGATTATTAGCTTAAGCTTCTCCCCATCGTATGAGTTGTCTCCAGTGTTCTTCCAGTCAATACTTGTGTCAAGTCCCTCTAGTTTTTCCACGTTGTTGGTGAGTTCTATCGACTTCCTTGTTAGCTTTGATGCTGGAACTCTATAGGCAAGCTCAGTCTTTGGCTTATCCATACCGTCCTGTATAGGCTTAAAAAAGAACGGGTACTTTGTTGATATAGGCACCACCTTGTCCGTGAACATCTTCTTGGCGTCTGGACCCGTCTTCGATAGTATCCCAAACCTAGCATCTGCCGTAACCGTAGCTATGTTGACCGTCTCCGATGATGACATAAAAGAGAACCCTGAACGCCTGTTCTTTAAGTACTCCATGCCGTAACATCTATCGTCTGCTTTGCAGGCCTCCCAGAACAACCATAACACTCTGTTCGACTCCCTGTAGTCTGGGTGTCCGACATCTATAACTGTCCACTGAAGATACATATAGTTTGATCCAGAGATGTATGTGGGAATTCCGTTGTTGTAGAACCAATGCCCAAACTCTCTCTTGTCAAACTCAGAGTCTATAAATGGGGTCCACTTTGCTTTAAACGCGTCAGGCTTTTCGTTCCAATGGAATATTGTCTTAATATCCTTAAGCTCTTTTGGGTACTCAGAAGCCTCCCAGTACTGCTCCTTTGAATTTGGAGATTTCTTATAGACGTCCTTTGGCTGGGCAGGCAAACCTATAACTAGGTTCTCTATCTCAACGACATCCCCAAGGGTTCCGTCCTTAGATATTATTACTAGGTCGTACTCCTTGTCGTAACCATATTTCCACTCTTTTTTTTTTGCTTTTGTAGCTGGGTGGTCAGTCAGAACCTTACAAAGACTTTCTTCCTCTGCTTTCTGCAAATGTTTTAATTTTGTCGTCTTGCTTTGTTTCTGCTCCATTTAATTTATCTCTTTCTAACTCAATTCTATTTAGTATATCAAATGCATCATTAAGAGCCATCTTCTTAGCAGACGCAGCGTTCTTCATTTTGTCTGCTGTAATATCCTTATCAGGGTCATCAGTTATGATTTCAGAATGCAGAACCTTAATGAGCTCTTCTACGGCTCTTTCTCCTGCTTTTATTATTCTTTCTACCTTGTCCTCGTAATTGTTAAGCATATGTCTCTGTTTTGCATTCTGTAAAGATTTTCTCCGTCTATCTCAAACTCATACTCGCTGTTTCTTGTAAATCCAACCTTATCACCTACCAGTATATCAGCAGAAGTAAGCGTTTCATTTCCAAAGTAGACGGTCCCTGTATTTTCTTGTAGTTTTTCTACTTGAGTATATGACCTGTCTTGATCCTTTAATGAGGGGCGTATAAAACAAAAGTCATTAACCGTTGACCATTTCTTGTGACTACCGTACAGAAATATTCTGTCAGTAGTAACCAAGTAAGTGTTGGCTCTAAAGAATTCGTTGCTTTTTGTTTTAGTGCCTCTCATGTTAAGGTGCGTCCTAAATACATTGTGGTGAACAATAACCAAGTCCCCCACCTTTATATTCTCTCTATGGTTAATAGGAACCTCAAGAACAACGCCTAGTCTGTTAACATACTTAGCATCCTCGATAGAAGTGTTTACGACAATATCGGATCCAGCCAATGACTTCGTGTTTCTATACTCTCCACCTACGGGCTCTATTAAATATGCGTGTCGTGGCCTCAAAATGCGTCCAAGTTGTTTTCCCCCATAACAGGCATTCCATCTAAGAACTTCCATTCATAGATTTCTCCATACTCATTTTTGACCCATATTCCGCCCGATGAGGTTAATCTGTTATAAATTATTTCGTGAATTGTACAGGTGCCCCCCATAACTGATTGACCGACTATATAGTGCATAGCGTTCTTATAGTCAGAACCTACACTAATCTTTCTTATGTAGCTCATTTTAGATTATATTTAATACACAAATATACAAATTATTACTATAGCCAGTATCTCTGCGTAGTACAGACTGTTATTTATCTTATCACTCAGCAAAAATCCAGCGGCTACTATTAAGAAGCTTGAGACAGCCACCCAAATTCCTGCGGCTAGTCCAGCCAGTACAAAGAACCCTAGTGCTGATAAGTAGTGATATGCCTGTGTCCATCTGCTTTTAAAGTCACCAAATATAGGCACCCCTATAAGAAATAGCCCCGCATAATGCAGCAGCGTATCTCCTTGTAGGGTAAATAGACTACCTATTACCCACATAGCTGCCTTGAATGCCTTGCTGACCCTTGGGTGATAGAAGTGGTCAGATATTGACGGCAACACACCCACGTGTTTAATTGCGTGAACTATAAACCAAATAAATATTAATAATTGAACTATTATTATCATATAGATAGGTTTAAGTATATGTTGTTTTGCATATAATTCAATTTAGCATATATTTGTAATTTTAAATTAGTTAGAATTGGTTAGCAAAAGCCATATAGATGTATGTTCCACCGCTTGCATTAAGAGTTCCGTCACCTGTTGTAATAGTAAATCCATTGCCTAAAAATTCAACTCCATTGACACCAAAGTTTGGGTTTTCTTCTGCGTTTGAACTGTTTGGAAACAATCCTAAATTTTTTACAGTTTTAGTATCTCTTTTGTTGTCTATAATCATCCAGTTATCCCCGCTTGTTTTTTTAAACATTATAAAAGCTGGTTCAAACCCAATTGTTATAGTATTTGTACCACCAGTACCAGGATAACTCCCAATCTTACTAAACCCAGCCTTTTCAGCAAAGCAGTAGGCTACTAAGTTTTCCCCGCCCATAGAACCCATTTGTCCGTCAAAATTATAACCAAGAGCAGCTAAAGTTGTATTTAATATTAATATCTGTCCTCCTTTTAAAGTAAATGTATCATTTGAAGTTGAATTTTGCTCAACAGATTTATGCCAAGTAATCCAGTTGTTGGTGCTATTGTTTCTATTTTTAACAATAAGCAAATCCAAAGGGCTTCCTAATCCGTGACCCACAGTAGTGCCAGAAGAATTACCTCCGCTAAAAGTTACAACACTAAACCCAGCATCTACATTAGCAGAAACCTCAGAAGAAATAGAGCCGTCTGTGTTAGTTACAGCAGCACCTCCAGCTTTCCAACACCAAGCTACGAAATCGTTTCCGCTTCCATTTGTGTTGTTTCCCCCACTTCCAATTACTGTAAAGCCATCAGAATTTAAAGAATCAACATACCCACCATTTTGATTTGTGGTTTCTGCCGCTGTGCTATTTGAAAAAAGACTTTTATTAGCTCCCCTAACAACATCAACTAAAAAATGCCAATCAGTAGTATTTCTATTTTTAATCCACACAAAATCTGGTTGAAACCCTACACCAGTAATAGATTGAGTAGAACCATTACCAGTATAAATAACAGTATTAAAACTTGTAGGCACTTCTACACCCCCTCCCCCAGTATTTATTAATCTTTTTCCAAACATTTATTGTAAATTAAAGGTTGGTAAATCATAAGTAAGAACCGCTTTCTTTGTAGTTAAAGCCTTTATTTCTGCACCTATTGTATTGCTTTGTTTTCTTAATTCTGCTCTGCTATCTATAATTTCTTGTGGGGCAACTTCTCCACTATCCATTTGCCTAATAACAACCCAATCTGTTTTTTCTAATTGGCTTGCTATAATAGATTTTAAATTATCTATTTTTTGTGTTTTTAACTCTGCTAAAGTTTGAACAATAACCCTATCAATAACATCGTAGGTATAAACATCGCCAACTAATTTAATAGCAGATAATTCTTCTATTCTTGAATCATAAGTAGGCGTGTTAATATTAAAATACCCGTAAGCTTCTAGTTCTTTGTCAGAAAGCCTATTGAACCCCACAACCGTCGATCCATTTATTGTTTTGTTTTTAGGAACTGAACCAACTACAGTTAACACCCCATTCTCATTTAATACTTTCATATCTATATTATTTCTTGTGAAATTGAATAATGAAATACAGAGGAGCTTTTGGCTACTATTTGAATAAAATTATCTACAGACTCTACAAATTCCCCAGAAATCAATAATCCTCCTGTGATTAAAAAACTGCCTGTTCCATTAAGGTAAAAATCTTTTACCATAGAGACGTTGGCGTTAGTAATCGTGTAGGTAACTACGCCAGAGTTTGTCG